TGCGAGCGGCGAAACTAGCCGTGGCGCAGCGGATGGCTAGTTGCGATGAGCAGATAGCCCTAATCGGTGCCTGATTACGGGCCCGTTGAGAGGGCTACCCGCGCTGAGCTTCGCAAGCTCGGCATGTCGGTCCGTGACCGGGGCTCGGCGGCGCTCGCCGTAGCGCTGGCGCGGCAGATCGATACGGCGCGTGGCGCAGTAGCGGCTGCGGCAGCGGCGGCTCAGCTCCGGGGGATTCTCACCGACCTGGCGGCCGAGGCCGCTGAGCGGCCGGAAAAGGATGCTCTTGATGAACTGCGCGAGCGCCGTTATGGACGTGATAGGAGCGCAGCGGCCCCGGCTTGAGTGGATACCGCCGGCGGGCGCCTTGTCGGATGCGGGCAAGCGGGCCGTGGACCTGTGCGGCGAGATAGCCGGCCTGGTCCTGGATGACTGGCAGCAGTATGTGCTGGACCAGGGACTGCGCCGCCGTAGTGACGGGCGCTGGTCCGCGTTTGAGGTGTGCCTGATTGTGTCGCGCCAGAACGGGAAGGGCGCGATCCTGGAGGCCCGTGAGCTGGCCGGCCTGTTCCTGGATGACCGGGACGGTTTCGGGGATGAGCGGCTGATCCTGCACTCCGCTCATGAGTTCAAGACTGCCAGCGAGGCGTTCCGCCGCATCCTGATGCTGATCCAGGATCACCCGCTGCTGTCCCGGCAGGTCAAGCAGGTGTACCTGCAGCGCGGCGCCGAGTCGATCGAGCTAAGGAATGGTAAGCGGCTGCGGTTCGTGGCCCGTTCGTCCGGGTCGGGCCGGGGATTCTCCGGTGACCTGATCATCCTGGATGAGGCTCAGCAGCTCGGGGATGAGGCCATGGAGGCGCTCCTGCCGACGCTGAGCGCGAGGCCCAACCCGCAGGTCATGTACACGGCTACTGCCGGGAACCCGGACAGCATCCAGCTTGGCCGGGTGCGGGCGCGCGGGGTGGCGGGCGGCGACCCGTCGCTGGCGTTCTTCGAATGGTCGGCCGAGGACGGCGATGACCCCGCCAGCCTGGAGACATGGGTGAAGGCGAATCCGGGCCTGGGCATCCGCATCTCCGCCGATTACGTGGGGCGCGAGCGGGCGACGCTGTCACCGGAGGGTTTCGCCCGGGAGCGGCTGAGCATCGGTGACTACCCGGTGGACGGCGCGGGTGAGTGGGATGTGGTCGGCCGGGACGCCTGGTCGTCGTGCGCGGCCAAGGGCCCCGTGGTGTTGTGAGCGGGGACGTCGCGTTCGCCGTCGAGATAAGCGAGAAGCGTGACCGCGCCGCGATCGTGGCCACGGGCCGGGAGAAGGACGGGCCGCGGCTGGTGGTGGACCTGGTGTGGTATGACCACCCGCGCGGCGCGGCGGCCCGCCTGGCCGCTTTGGGTGAGAAGCATGACCCGGTGGCGGTGGTCGTGGATCCGAGGTCGCAGGCGGCGACGCTGCTGCGCCCTTTGGCTGATGCGGGGGTGTTCGTGACCGAGCCGGCAACGGCGGATGTAGCTGTCGCTCATGGCGAGTTCCTGGACCTGGTGAACGACGGTGCCCTGGTGCACCTGGACCAGCCGCCCCTGACCGCCGCTGTCCGGGCCGCTCAGCAAAGACCTTTGGCTGGCGCCCAGGCGTGGGAGCGGCGCCTGGTCGTGGATCAGGGGCCTTTGGTGGCGGCGACTTTGGCGTGCTGGGGTTTCCGCCGGTGGGAGGAGCTGGCGCAGCCCGGCGCCTGGGTGCTCTAGAGCGCGTCCGGTGGACGGCCAGGAGTGCCGGCAAGCCGGCGCAAGCGCATCATCTGCTCATCGGTCATCTTCGGCGCCATGGCCACGAGCGCATCGATTCCCTCATCGATGTTGGACAGTTCGATTTCGCGCATGCAGTGCTCAGTCAGCGCATCGAGGTCATCACCGGGATGCCAGCGACGGTGAGCGGCGAGACGCGCCCGTGCGCGCCGGGCTTCAGGGTTCATGCCAAAAGACATTAGCAACAGGGAGCCCTCATGACGCGGTTCCAGGTGACGCGGCGCGCTGCGGCGGTGGTGTGGCTGGCGCATGCCCGCCGCAGCGCCGCGTGGCTGGCGGCGAACCGTGCCCGGCTGACACCTGCCGCGCTGGTGGTCCTGGGCCTGGGCGGGGGGCTGGGCAGCGGGGCGCTGGTCGGCGAGTGGTGCCTGGGCGCAGTGATGATCGCCGAATCGGTGCTGGTGGTGTATGTGGGCCTGCAGCGTGACGACGGGACGGGGCGGCCGTCGCGGGGTTACACGGTGCCGGAGATTCTGGAAAGGGCCCGGCACCTGCCGTGAGTGCCCGCTACCAGGTCCGCGTCTCAGATGAACTGTTTGAGGCATGGGACCTGTCCATGTTGCCTGCGGGGATGCGGCTTGCAGAGGCCGGCTCGCTGGATGTGCGCACCTGCAGTCACATGGTCACCTTCGATGACGACGAAGCGCCGGAGGAACTGAACGGCAAGATCGTCTATCCGTTGTTCCGGATCGACACGGCGACCCGGAAGGTGACCATCATCGGACGGGACGCCGTGGCGTGAGGCTTTGGGACCGGGTGCTGGCCCGGGACGCGGGGTTCTGGGAGGGGATGGCCAGCGGCGCGGCGGTCCTGACGACCACGTACGGGTCGCCGGACAAGGAGGCGATCCTGCCGCAGGTCGCGTCCGGGGCCCGGGATGCCTACGGCAACACGGTGGTGTTCGCGGCGATCCTGGCCCGGATCTGCCTGTTTTCGGAGGCGCGGTTCAAGTTTCAGCGGGAGCAGGACAAGAACCTGTTCACCGATGCCCGGCTGGGGCGGCTGCAGCGGCCGTGGGGCGACGACGGCGGCACGGAGGGGGAGCTGCTGGCCCGCGCCGAGCAGGACGTGTCCCTGGCGGGGAACTTTTTCCTGTGGGACGCGGGTGACCGCCTGGTGCGGTGGCGCCCGGACTGGGTGACGATCATCTCGGCACTGGTGCAGGTCGATAACGGCACCGGCCGCCCCGGGTTTTACCGGCGGGTGATCGGTTACTGGCACGAGCCGCCCAAGTCAGCCACCGGCCAGGGGGAAGGGTTCTTCGTCCCCGTGAGCCAGGTCGTGCACTGGGCGCCGTTGCCGGACCCGGAGGCGTCGTTCCGGGGGATGAGCTGGCTGACGCCGGCGGTGCGGGAGGCGCAGGCCGACTCGGGGATGACCGCGTACAAGACGAAGTACCTGCAGCATGCGGCGACGCCGAACCTGCTGCTGAAGTACGCGCAGAAGCTGGCGCCGGGCACGGTGGACCGGATCCGGGAGCGGGTGAGCGCCCGGTACGGCGGCGTGGACAACGCGTTCCGCACGCTGGTGCTCGATCAGGGCGCCGACGCGACGGTGATCGGCAACTCCCTGTCGCAGATGGATTTCTCCGGGGTGCAGCAGGCGGGCGCGGACCGGATCCTCGCGGACGGGAACGTGCCCGGCGTGATCGTGGGCCTGGAGCCCCTGCGCGGCGCCGGCCGCGGTTACCAGGAGTCGATGCGGAAGTTCGCCGACCTGTACGGGCGGCCGCAGTGGCGGTCGTTCTGCGGTGCCCTGCAGAAGTTCACCCCCGGCCATGACGTGGACTCCGGCGCGGTGCGGCTGTGGTACGACACGGCGGACATCGCGGCCTTGCAGGAGGGGGAGCAGGAACGCGCGCAGATGACGCTGATCCACGCGCAGGCGGTCCTGACGTATGTCAACGCCGGGTACACGCGGGAGTCGGCGGTGAAGGCCGTGGTGGCGAATGACGTGTCGCAATTGGTGCCCGACCCGGCCGCAGCCGGGGCGGGGCCGCTGGCACAGCATCTGCTGCCGCAGGCCCCCGGCAGCGGGCCGGGCGTGAAGCCGCTGCCGGAGGGCGCCCAGTTGCGGCTGCCGGTGGGCTCGGTGTCGCCGGGGGACGGCGGGAATAACACGAGGCCGGGGATGCGGCCGGCGTCGGTGCGCAGGGACCTGAACGGGCACGGCGGTGACTGAGGTTGCCTGCCACGCCGCACCCGGCCGCACCAGGCCGTGCCCCGACGCGCCTAGCCTCGCCTGCCATACCTTGCCGCGCCGCGCCCCGCATCG